CGTTCCTTTTCTAACCCACAAAACACCTCGATCGGACACGAACCGACAGGATCCGCTTGATAGATCTTAAAACTGGAGAGATCCTAATCGATCAGGCTTATTCGGGATTAGGAGGTGTGCAAACTCCGCGTATTCACTCAAAACTCAATGATTTACCATCAAAGGGTCAAGAGATGATCGACTTTGCTACCGAACTTGGCATCAATCTTATGGAATGGCAAAAGTTTGTCTGTATTCATGGACACAAAGTTCGAGCCGATGGTAGGTGGGCGCATTCTGAACTTGGATTGATCATGGCACGCCAACAAGGTAAAAGCACTTTAATGATGCTGAGAATTTTAACTGGAATGTTTGTGTGGGGCGAAGGCTTACAGCTTGCATCAGCTCATCGACTTACAACCTCCCTTGAAACCTTTAGACAGATTGTTGTTTTGATGGAAGCCAATCCCAAGTTAGAAAAGGAAGTAAAGAAAATCCGGTGGCAACATGGTGCTGAGGAAATTGAATTATTTGGAAATAGACGATTTGTTGTAAAGGCTGCAAACAATGCAGCTAGAGGATTAAGCAAGCCTGAAACAATCCATCTTGATGAGTTACGCGAATATAAAGATGAAGATGCTTGGTCATCAATGCGTTATTCAATGATGGCCGCTAAAAATCCGCAGGTATGGATTTATTCATCGGCCGGAGATCAACATTCAGTAATCTTAAACAAACTGCGTGAGAGGGCGTTGGTTTCAGCTACAACCAACGATCCGATTGGTTGGTTTGAGTGGAGTGCAGAACCTGATGCGCCAATTCTCCTTCCGTCGGGAGAAATGAACTGGCCAGCATTCGCTCAAGCCAATCCGTCGCTTGGAATAACAATCCATCCAGACAATCTTAAAGCTGTAATAAATGATCCACCCGATATTGTGCGAACTGAGGTTTTGGCTCAATGGGTAGATACAATAAATTCTGCAATCGATGCACAAAAATGGGGATTATGTCAGAGCGATCCAATACCCTTAGATCCTGATAAAGAAACTTGGTTTGGACTAGATTTAAGTCCAGACAGAAAATTTGGTGCATTAGTTGCTACACAAAAACTACCAGGCGAAAAGTTTAATTTGGTTTTATTACATACATGGTCAAATGATTATTCAATAAATGATTTAGCGGTTGCAAACGATATTGCACCTTATGTAAGAAAATATAATGTTCAGACTGTCGCTTATTCCAAGAGGACTGCACAAGCCGTCGCAAGTCGGTTAGTTCCTGCTGGAATTCCTATTACAGATATGGATGGGGCGATATATGCTGAAAGTTGTGATCGGTGGTTGGGCGCAATTAATTCCCATCGATTACAACATGGTGGGCAAGATGAACTTACCCAACAAACACTTTCCGCTGCGAAACTGCCTTATGGGGATGGGTCGTGGATCATCGGAAGGAGGGCTAGTCGAGTGGCGGTCTGTGCAGCTGTTGCTTCTAGTCTTGCAACATATTTTGCGACACAAGTAGAAACGGAAATTGATATACAAGTCGGATAATTAGGATATATGGTATATTATGTGCTAATGGGATTATTCGATAGATTTCTGACAAATCAGACACCAACAGTTCAAATGGATGTCGCTGCTGCCAACACTCCTTACAATTTGCAATCAGCTGTTGGCGGATTATTTTATGGAGCGCAAACTGCAACTCGCGAACAAGCGATGTCAGTTCCAGCAGCTGCTAGAGCAAGAAATATAATTTGCTCAACAATTGGATCATTACCTTTAGAAACTTACAATCATTTTACAAAAGAACATTTAGATCCAAACCGCGTAATTATGCAACCAGATCCAAGAGTTGCTGGATCAGCAATTTATGCATGGATCGCTGAGGATTTATTATTTCATGGCGTTGCTTATGGTCAAGTTTTGGATGCTTATGCTGCATCAGATAATAGTCGCGTTCGTGCATGGACAAGAGTTGCTCCAAATCGCGTAACATATAATTTGAATGCAAATCAAACTGAAATTACTGCATACATGGTCGATGGAATGCATGTTCCAGCAACTGGCATTGGATCTTTAATTGTATTTAGCGGATTAGATGAGGGCGTATTAAATCGCGCAGGTCGCACAATTAAAGCTGCACAAGAATTAGAAAAGGCTGCTGAACTTTATGCAAAAGAGCCAGTTCCAACAATGGTTCTTAAATCAAACGGCACAAATCTTACTCCAGAGCGAATTTCTAAACTTCTTGAAAGTTGGAAGGTTGCTAGAAACACAAGAGCAACTGCATTCTTAAATGCCGATGTTGAATTAACTGCATTAGGTTTTGATCCACAAAAATTACAGTTAAATGAAGCACGCCAATATCTTGCAACTGAAATTGCACGCGCTGTTGGAATTCCGGCAAGTTTTGTATCTGCTGAAACTACGAGCATGACATACAGCACGACTGTTATGGAGCGCAAAGCCTTGATCGATTTCAGCTTGAGAAATATCCTTACGCCAATAGAGCAAAGATTATCAATGGCTGACTTTGTTCCAAATGGCGTTGAAGTTCGTTTTGACATTGATGATTTCTTGCGTGGCTCAGCATTAGAGCGTGCGCAAGTTTATGAAATCCTAAACCGCATCGGCGCGATGAGTGTCGAACAAATCCAAGAGGAGGAGGATTTAATCCGATGAAGATTAACTTCCCAATAACAATAACCGCTGCCGATACAAATAAGAGAACTATCTCTGGAACTATCGTGAGTTGGAATGAAGCAGGAAACACATCAGCAGGAAAGACAGTATTTAGCAAAGACAGCATTGACTTTTCAAAGCCTGTCAAATTGTTATTAGAGCATGACAAAACAAGACCTTTGGGCAAACTTATTGACATTGTTGCAAACGATCAAGGCTTAGAAGGCACATTCAAATTGGCAAAGACTTTTGCAGCTGATGATGCTTTAGAGGAAGCAGCAACTGGATTACGCGATGGATTTTCAGTCGGAGTAATGGTTGATGCATGGGATAACAAAGATGGTGCAATGGTTATTTCAAAAAGTTCATTATCTGAGGTCAGTTTGGTCGCAGATCCAGCAATCGCATCAGCTCGCGTTGAACGCGTAGTTGCAACAGAAACACCAACAGAGAATTCCGAAGCAACCGCTGAGGATACAACAACACAGGAGGACAAAGTGTCTGACACAATTTCAGATGCTCCTATCGCAACCGAAGCGGTAGAAGCTGCAAAGTCTGAGCCTGTGGTAGTCGTAGCAACTCAATCAGTTGCTTACACAAAGCCACGCTCACCAATCAATTCAAAAGCAACTTATTTGGAGCACTCAGTTCGTGCTGCATTAGGTTCAGAGGAAAGCCGTCAATATGTTATGGCAGCTGACACAACTGGAAACAACTCTGGTTTAATCCCAACTCCACAAAGCACAGAAATCATCAATGGTATTTCAAATGCTGATCGTGGTTTAATCGATGCTCTATCTCGTGGAGTTCTACCAGCATCAGGAATGACTTTTGAAATTCCTAAAATTACAACTGCTCCAACAGTAACACTTGAGGCAGAAGGCGCAGCAATCGATACAACCGATCAAGCAGCTTCTTTTGTATCAGTTGATGTTAAGAAATTTGCTGGCGGACAAACATTCTCAGTTGAACTTCTTGATCGCTCATCACCAGCATTCTTTGATGAACTAGTTCGTCAAATGGAATATGCTTATGCAAAAACAACTGATGCTTATGTAGCAGGAGTTCTTGGATCATCTTGCTCACTATTGACAGCAACAGCAGATAATACAGCTGCTGGGCTTCTATCTTATGTATCAGGTGCTGCTGCATCTGTTTATTCTGGCTCACTTGGATTTGCTCGTAACTTAATTGTTAATAGCACACAATGGGGCAACATCATGGGTTACAACGACACAGGTCGCCCAATCTACAACGCATCACAACCACAAAACGCAGGTGGCGCAGTTGGCCCACAATCACTTCGTGGAAATGTTGCTGGTTTGGATCTTTATGTTTCACGCTCACTAGATGGATACACAACTGGAGATCAGTCAATGATCGTAGTAAATCCAAATGCATTCACTTGGTATGAGAGTCCAAAATTACAACTTCGTTCCGACATTACGGCGACTGGACAGGTTTCTGTTGCTTATTATGGTTACGGCGCACTAGCAGTAAAACTTGCTGGTGGCGGAGTTTGGTTCAACAAGAACTAACTAAGCCCTTAATGCCTACTGGTGCTCCCGCTGGTAGGCAGCTATAAATGGGAGTAATAAGGAGATGACATGCCAACCATAATTACAGCTTCTGAGTTGAGATCTGTGCTTGGTGTGTCATCATCCTTGTATTCTGATGCTTATCTAAACCAAATTATTGACACCGCAGAAACAGTCATTCTGCCAATGCTAGTTACATTCAAAAGCCCAATTCAAAAAGTCGAGCTGACTAATAATGTCGCCACTTTTACTACACTAGGGATACATGAATTCACCGAAGGACAATCAGTCGTCATCACAGGATGCGGAACACCTTACAACGGAACAAGAGTTGTGCTGGCAGATAATCTTGGACAATATACCTTTTCACAATCGATCACTAATGCCGATCTACTCGAGGTTAATGTCATCCCATCCGGAATTGCTGCCTTATCTGGCGGATCAACTTATGTTGGAAATGCAGCTGTTCAGTCAGCCGTCTATACAGTTTCAGTCGAAGTTTTCCAAGCAAGACTTGCAGGTGGAGGACAAATCGAAGGAGTAGATTTTACTTCAACACCATTTAGAATGGGTCGATCATTATTTAACAAATGCGTTGGTTTGCTTGGTTCATATATTGATACCGAAAGCATGGCTCAATAGTGGCTAACCAAACAATCCTTGAACAAGTTCGCACGCCTTTAGCAACTGCTTTAGCAAGTGTTGCAGGAAATGTTTATGCTTATGTTCCAGAAACAGTTATTCCACCAGCAGTAGTTGTCGTTCCAGATAGTCCATATTTAGAATTTGAAACAATCAACAAATCAAACATTCGCGCAAAGGTCAATATGACCATCACAGTTGCAGTTGCATATAACAGCAATCCAGCATCGCTCGACAATATCGAGCAATTGATTATAAGCGTTCTGGCAGTAATTCCAGTTGGATATATTGTCAGCTCGGTCGAAAGACCAACAGTTACCACAGTCGGAGCATCGACTTTGCTTATCGCAGATGTTCGAGTATCTACCTACTACACACGCACAGTCTAAGGAGAAAT